CTCACCCAGATCTTCGGCAGTCTGCCAAGAGCGCGTTGCTTGGCTGCGGATACGGCCTTGGTTGGGCGGCTTTTGCGTCTCAACTTCTCGTGGGATTCCTCGGGGCACCGCCCGTTCGGTATGAGAAAGATTTTGCAAAGAAGCTAGGCGTAGATGGCCGGTACATCGACAAGTTCCTTGAGTGGGATGACAACCACAAGAAGATGATGGAGATACCCCACACTTGTACCGATCTGGAGCTACTCATTCACTGCGTAGCGGCCAAGAAGATCATCGACAAGTACAGGGCTACGGCTCACCCCGTTGTGAGCTTTTGGGACATGTGCTCTGGCCTCATACAAACAGCACTTGCAGACGGCAATGAGTTCGTGTATAAATGTATTACCTTCAAGAAGGGGGAGATAGTTTTGCCCAACGGCATGAGCTTGCTCTACCCTGACTTGCGACAGCAGAAGGACGAGAAAGGTAGGAGCCAGTGGGTATACGGGCCAGACGCTACCAAGCTGTACGCAGGCAAGATCACGAACAATGTGGTGCAGGGCACTGCGCGTATTGTGATGACGGATGGGATGCTACGAACTGCAAAGAGGTACTTTGTGGCGGGAACGGTGCATGACGAACAGATCGTTGTTGTGCCCGATGCAGAGGTTGAGGAAGCTAAGACTTGGGTCTTGGCTCAGATGACTATGGAGCCGCCCTATATGCAGGGTATCCCATTGGACGCTGACGGTGGCGCGCATCGTCGATATGGGTTAGCAAAAAACTAAAAGGAGAAAGTATGAAGTTACCAACGCGTATGCGTGTGGGCAGGAAATGGTACAGCGTGGAGGTGGTGGAAGCCATGCTTCACCGCCGAGATATGGGACGCACGTTCTATCCAGAGCAGTGCATCCGGCTTGGCAAGGTCAGCAATGTGACGGGGCGTAGGTTCACCAAGGAAGAATTGGCTGACACGTTCTGGCACGAGGTAGTCCACGCCATACTGGAAGACATGGGGCAGTACGATCTCAACAAGAACGAGGCGTTTGTCACACAGTTTGCCAACCGATTAACTGTAGCAATAAAGACTGCGAAGTTTGATGACTAAACCAATTACATGGAGCCACTCATCCCTCAAGGACTACGAGGGCTGCGCCCGTAGGTATCACGAAGTAAAGGTCTTGAAGAACTACAAGTTCCAAGAGACTGAAGCAACGCGCTACGGCACGGTACTGCATGAGGCGGCAGAGCTTTACATCAAGGAAGGCAAGCCCATACCGCCTGAGTTTGCGTTCATCAAGGACACGCTCGATGCCCTGAACGTCAAGCCCGGAAGGAAGCTGTGCGAGTACAAGATGGGATTGACTGTTGACTTGAAGCCCTGCGAGTTCCTTGGCAAAGATGTGTGGCTTCGTGGTATTGCTGACTTGCTCATCATTGACGATGAGAACTTAACTTGTTGGGTTGTGGACTACAAAACTGGCAACAACAAGTACCCCGATCGTGAGCAACTTAAACTGATGGCGCTCATGGTATTCGCCCACTTCCCGCACATCCGAAAGGTCAACGCAGCTTTGCTGTTCGTTGTCAAGGACGATATGGTTAGGGCGTCATACACGATTGACCAAGCCGAGGCTGAGTGGTGGCAGTATCGCCAACGCGTAGCTAGGATTGAACAAGCGCATGCAACAGGCGTATGGAACCCAAGACCCTCACCGCTGTGTCCTTGGTGTCCCGTTACAACCTGCGAAAACCACCCAAAACATTAAGGAGAAAGACATGAACGTATACGACATCGACATCGTGACAGACTCAGACGAAGGCCGCACAGTCAATGTGTGGACACTCAACGCCAACAACATGGCCGAAGCATTGCTTGATGCGTTTGAGAAGAATAAGAACTCACTCAAAGGCGTAACAGAAGGCGCTGTCATGGTGACCATCACAAAACAATTATCAAAGCAAGCAGCGCTCTCAAACTTTGAGATGCAAAATAGAGTGCGTATCATGGTGGCTGCGACTGAGCAGTCCATCATGGATTTAATCAAACCCCCTGTTAAACACTAAAGGAAATTTATGTCTCTCAAAAAACCACACGACGTCCATCATTCATACGCTGACATGTGCCATGTATGTAACAGACCGCTAGACGCTAACGATAACGCAGTTATGCACGACGGTTATGTCCGCCCTACAAAAACTGAGTACTCTAGCTATGGCACTATTGGGTTGCATGTAGAGTGCGCTACGATCCTATCAATGCGTTTAATTGCGGACGTAATGAAACAAGGCCGAGGTGAAAACGAACCCCGTGTAGTAGATAGCCTTGGCAAAATTCGTAAAATATATCAAGAGGAAATTTAATCATGGCTACACGCAACTACCGCAGTGAGTACGACAACTACCAAGGCAAACCCGACCAGATCAAGAAACGCGCAGAGCGAGTCAAGGCTCGTCGCATGATGGAGAAGACGGGTTCAGCTACCAAGGGTGACGGCAAAGATGTGGATCACATCAAGCCCATGCGCTCGGGCGGTACGTCAGCGAAGGGCAACCTTCGAATGCGAAGTAAGTCAGCGAACAGATCAGATAATAAATAAACGGAGAAAGCATGGAAATCATCGAGGACAAAGCACTTGTCTTTCGCACCCGCAACCCACAGAAATATCAGGTAATCCCAAAACACAAAGTCATCGAGCGTATGGATGGCGGCTACGACGTAGCTGTGTATTGGGGTCTTGACGAATGTCGGGTACTGCGTAACCTAGGTGTTAAAAACATTCAATCGCCTATCACTAGGCGCTACAACTGGCCGGGTAAATACAAACCCATGGCCCACCAAATTGATACTGCATCTTTCTTAACGCTCAATCGCAAAGCCTTCGTGTTTAGTGAGCCGGGCACTGGCAAGACGCTCTCCGCTTTGTGGGCGGCTGATTACCTGATGGAACGTGGCGAAGTAAAGCGCTGTTTGATACTGTGTCCCTTGTCGATCATGCAGTCTGCATGGCTTGGCGATTTAAACAACAGCATCATCCATCGCTCTGCCATCGTCGCGCACCATGCGCAGGCTAGTCGGCGTATCGAGATGGTTCAGCAAGATTACGAATTTGTAATCGCCAACTACGATGGGCTGAACTTGATCGCTGACGAGATCAATAACGATGGGCGCTTTGACTTAATCATTGTTGACGAGGCTAACGCCTACAAGACCATGACGACTAAGCGTTGGAAGACCCTGAAGTCCATCATCAAGCCCAACACATTCCTGTGGATGATGACGGGTACACCCGCATCGCAGTCCCCTGCGGATGCGTATGGCCTAGCCAAATTGGTTAACCCCGATGGCGTGCCCAAGTTCTTCACTGCGTGGCGCGATCAGGTCATGCACAAGGTGACGATGTTTAAGTGGGCGGCTAAAGCCAACGCACCAGAATTGGTACATGAGGCACTGCAACCGGCCATTCGCTTTACCAAAGAAATGTGCCTTGACCTACCGCCTGTCATTACCATGACGCGTGAAGTCCCGCTGACCCCACAACAGGCCAAGTACTACAACTTGCTCAAGGACAAGATGATGGTGTATGCGGCAGGGGAAACCATCAGTGCAGTGAACGCTGCAGCAGGGGTCTCAAAGCTCTTGCAGATCAGTTGTGGTGCGGCCTACACAGACGACAGGGAAGTTGTGGAGTTCGACTCAGCGCCTCGCCTTGGTGTGCTTGAGGAAATCTTGGAGGAGACAAACCGCAAGGTCATCATCTTCGCCTTGTTCCGTAGCACCATCGACACGATACACAACCACCTCTTGAAGAAGGGCATCGCCAACGAGTGCATCCACGGCAGTGTGACACCGCCCAAACGCGCAGACACCATCAGGAGATTTCAAAGCGAACCTGATCCTCGCGTGTTGGTGATGCAACCGCAAGCTAGTGCACACGGGATTACCCTAACTGCCGCTGACACTGTGGTGTTCTATGGGCCACTCATGAGCGTGGAGCAGTACGTTCAGTGCATAGCACGAGCAGATCGCAAGGGTCAAGACTCCGACAAGGTTACTGTGATACACATTCAAGGTAGCCCAATCGAGAAGAAGATGTTTAAAGCATTAGAAGACAAAGTAAGTGACAACTCTTTACTTACAGAGATGTTCGACACAGAAATAAATTCATGAAAGGGGGTTGCAACGCAAAGAAAACTATGTAAACTGTCAAACCTTAGACAAAAACAATACAGGAGAAAGCACAATGTCTGAAGAAACCCAAGAGCCAGTACCTCTGGACAGGCTCGCAAAAATCTATCGCAAAATCAAGGAGCGCATCGACCGCTTGACTCAAGAGTACGACACCGAAATCGAAACTCTGAAGGCACAGCAAGATGAAGTCCGCTTTGCGATGAAAGACCAGATGAAGTCCATGGGCGTCAAGTCCGTGCAGACTTCCTTTGGAACTGTGTCAATGGTGACCAAGACGCGTTACAACACGCAGGACTGGGACTCATTCAAGAAGTTTATTCTTGAGCATGAAGTCGTGGACTTGCTGGAGAAACGCATCGCGCAAACCAACATGGCACGGTACCTCGAAGAGAACCCGGGCTCTCTCCCGCCGGGCTTGAACTCTGTAACGGAGTTTGAGATTCGCGTAACTAAACCAACCAAGTAAATTTATCATGACTAATATCGCACTATTCAACCCTTCCAATGTTCCCTCATTCGCACGCAACAACGAGTTGTCTGACACAGCCAAAGCCCTCACGGGCGGTGGCGTAGGCACTAGCACCAAGCGCATCTCCATCAAAGGTGGTGTGTTCCGGTTGCTGGCCGGTGGCAAGGAGATCGCTTCTATCGACGAGCGCTTCTTGGATGTCATCATCGTCAAGGCTGCCCCCAAGGTCAGCCGCATCTTCTACGCTAAGTCTTATGACGGTGACAACATCACTGGCCCTGACTGCTGGAGCAACGATGGTGAGCGCCCAGACGCATCCGCTGAAAACAAGCAAGGTACTACCTGCATGTCCTGCCCCCAGAACATTGCAGGCTCTGGCCAAGGCAATAGCCGTGCTTGCCGCTACCAACAACGCTTGGCTGTGGTGCTTGAGAACAACATTGAAGGCGACATACTGCAGTTGACTTTGCCAGCCACTTCGGTGTTTGGTAAGGAAGACGGAGACAAGCGCCCATTGCAAGCCTTCGCTCGCAACTTGGCTATGCAGAACCCTCCCATCAGCCCCGAGATGATTGTGACTCGCATGAAGTTCGACACGAAAGCAGAAGCGCCCAAGTTGCACTTCGCGCCTAGCCGTTGGCTGACTGACGAGGAGTACGCAATCGTTAAGACGCAAGGCGACAGTGATGAAGCCAAGCGTGCAGTCGTGATGACTGTTGCCGCCGCTGATGGTGTGAAGCCTACGCCTAAGTTGGCCATCGAAGGCAAGCGCCCCATGGGTGAGTTGACCAAGGAAGAAGACGCTCCAGCATACGAGCCCATCGCGGCCAAGGCTTCTAAGGCGAAAGCCAAGCCTGTCGAGGTAGAGGAAGATGTTGAACCCGAAGTTCGCAAGGAAGCGGCTAAGCCGTCTGCTGTGCCCGCCAAGAAAGGCAAGCTTGCAGACATCGTGTCCGATTGGGACGATGAGTAATTGAATCGGGGGGAAAGCTGTGCAAAGTTTTAAAGCTTGCGGACGAGCAGTTAGTACCCCCACCTAAACACTATGGCCTATTCACAAAGAGTAATTGACGCAGTCATGGCTGCAAAGAAAACGCCCGGCAATCAGCTTGGGCGTTGGGCAATCTACCTAGATTTCCCTGTGACGAAGATTGCTTACGCGCTCGGAGTCACTCGCCAAACTGTGTACAACTGGTTTGAAGGTAAGGATGTTTTTGTCGCGTATCAAAACCGCGTAGAACTCCTTTTAGAAATAATGAAGTCCTCAAAGGACGCAGAACAAGCTTGGAGAAAGATATGCAAAGAATACAACCTAGAACCCTGACCAACAGGGAACTCATTAACTACTGCGCTGATGCGGTAGATGATCCGTTTGGTATGCCAAAGGAATGGCAGAAGGAATTACTGCGCCGATTCGTGGCGCTTTCTCCAACGGACGAGCATCCGTTCATCGACCCCCAACAACAAAACCTTTTCTGACAAGGCAAACAATATGGAACCGCTTGAGTTTGTAGCGGCGGTTTTGCCACCGCCCGGAAATGGGCGCTATTGCGTGGTGGAACTTTCAAGAAAAAAAGAACATGCCTATGTTCACACACTGGAGGAAGCACAACCTTTCATCGACAGATGGAAGAAGACGGGCGAAGACATTTACTTTGCGTTAGGTACATTCGGGGACGACAACAACCGGACTGCGGACAATGTGCACATGGTCAAGACCTTTGCCATTGACGTGGACTGCAACCATCCCAAAGACTTGCCGGATGCGGAAGGCAACATCAAGCCCAAGGCATACGCTAGTGCGAAGTTGGCGGCTCAAGCCATCATGGATTTCACCGAGACTACGGGGTTGTCTGCACTGGGCGATCCTTGGATGGTGGCGTCTGGCGGTGGGGTACACGCATACTGGCCGATCTCTGAGGCCGTGGATGTCAACGAGTGGAAGCCGGTAGCCGAGGCGTTTAAGCGCATGTGCTACCAGAACAAACTGGACATTGACCCGACAGTAACGTCAGACGCATCCCGCGTTCTACGCATCCCTGCCACAATCAATACCGGCATCAAGAACCGGAAGAAGGTACGCGCCCAGACCAACGTACGCTTTATGAGCGAAGGCGCTGTGTTTGAGTTGGCTGACATCCGCGCTGTGGTGGAGAAGAACCTCATCGGTACGCAGTATGAAGTAAACATGGCCAAGCAGCCTAGCAATGTGGTTGAGCTACCCGGTACTAGACCAGCCGCACCAAGCGCAAGTCAGGTCAAGTTGTTTGAGAACAGCGTCACTCGCTTCAAGAACATCGTGGTCAAGACCCGTGCAGGGACAGGCTG